AAGTCGTATGCTGTTGCTCAGAAGCTCGTTCTCCAGATGCTTCTTTACAAGAATAAAAAATTCTTTATTGCAAGAAAAACTCTTCCATCGTTAAAAAATACATGTATTGAGTTTCTTCTTTACTGGATGGACTTATTACAAATCAAATATGACTACAATAAGGCGGATTTATATATTACAACTTCTCCTGCGTTTGGCAATCATAAAATCTTATTTAGGGCTCTTGATGATGTCAGAAAACTAAAATCATTAACTGATGTGGATTATGTTTGGGTAGATGAAGTTGATGAGATTTCTATGCAGGATTTTTTAGATTTATCTATTGTTCTTAGAGGGAGAGAGCTTCCTCCCGGTGAGTTTAGGCAGATGATTATGACGTTTAACCCCGGCTCCTATGCAAGGTGGCTAAAGGAACTATTTTTTGAAAATCCTCGTGGAGAGTTTAAGTCTAATACTGATATTTTCCAATACACGTATAAGGATAACAAATTTCTATCCGAAGCAGATAAGCAATATCTTGAAAACTTGAAATATGTAGATGAATATCTTTATACCGTATATGCCCTTGGTAGGTGGGGGACATTAAGAAACAAAGTCTATAACAATTACGAAGTTAAGGAGTTCCCTATTAATATTGACAATTTTGATGAAGCAATTGCAGGAGTAGATTTTGGATTTAACTCTCCCTCTGCGTTTGTTCTTATAGGCGTCAAAGATGATGAGCTTTATGTATTTGATGAGATATACGTTTCAAAAGTATTAAACTCAGTCCTGATTGGTTTAATTAAGGACAAGTTAAATAAGTATGGTATACCTGATACCCCTATTTATGCAGATACTGCTGAGCCAGACAGAATTCAAGAATTTAGAGATGCTGATTTATTAGTTTATCCTGCCAAGAAAGATATAATTGCTGGAATTAATACAGTAAAGACTTATAAGATTTATATTCATCCGCAATGTGTGAATTTTATTAAAGAGATTGAGGAATATAAATACAAGGAAGATAGAAACGGTGAGCCTATGGAAGAACCTGTTGGTGTTAATGACCATTTACTTGATGCTCTAAGATATGCAGTTTATACATCATCTCAGAAAAGTGCTCCAAGGATTTGGATATTATGAGGTGAGAGATGAGCTTTTGGACTAAGGTGAGAGAAAATTTTATGGGTGTTAAACAGTCAGTAAGTATCTTTTTAGGTCTTACTCCGAGAAGATATCAATTGGAGTCTTTTTCAAGTATTGCAAGAGAAGGCTATCAGACTAATCCCTATGTATTTGCTGCAGTGGATATTATTGCTAAAAACGTAAGCACAATTAAGCTAACAGTTATTGATAAGAAAAGAGGAAATATAGAAGTTAAAAAAGATGATTTAGTGAGACTACTAAATACTCCTAATCCAAATCAATCTTGGCCTTCTTTTGTTAAGCAAATAGTGGTTGATTTTTATCTTTCAGGAAACGTATTTGTATTGGCAACAGATACTAAGAAGCCTGCAGCACTTTATATTTTGAGACCTGACAAGGTTCAAATAATAAGAGATACTGATTTTTACTCTCTAACTCCCATTAAAGGATATAGGTATGGAAGTAAACAGTATTCTGGGAAAGAGGTTTTGCATATTAAGAATTATAATCCATTAGATGACCTTTATGGGCTTTCTCCTTTAACTGCACTCTCTAAATCAATTATTTTATCAAACCGAGCAAAGGACTGGAATATTAACCTAATTGAAAATAATGCGAGACCTTCAGGAGCGTTAATTAGCAAGGAGAGGCTTTCTGAAAAACAGATTGCGTTCTTAAGACAGCAAATAAATGAGATTTATTCATCGCCTGAAAATGCAGGAAGGCCTCTAATTTTAGAAGGTGGTCTTGACTGGAAAGAGATGTCTTTGAGACCATCAGACCTTAATTGGCAAGATGTAATTAATATCACTGCTAAAGAGATTGCAGTTGCTCTTGGTATCCCTGTTCAGATTTTCTTAAGAGACACGGGGACTTCAAATGCAGGCTTCAGAAACGCACTTAAGAGTTTATTTTATAACACAGTGTTTCCGTTTTGCGACTTATTAGTTGGAGAGTTGAATAGATGGCTTGTCCCTATGTTTAACCCTGATTACGAGATAACGTATGATAAAGATGATGTGCCAGCTCTTTCTGAGGATGCGGTTCAGGTTTGGGACCGTGTTATTCGTGCACGTCTTGCGGGAATACTAACTAAGAATGAGGCAAGAAGATTTTTAGACCAGCCTGACATGCCTGAGGATGACTTATACCAGCCTGCTAACGTATTAATCCAAGACATTATTAATTCAGGTTTAATAAACCCAAATACAATTAGACGAGAAGAAGGGGAGGAAGAGTAAATGGAGTTTAAAGAAATTAAATTTTCTGAAGTAGATGAGAGTGGCGTATTTGTAGGCAAGTTAACTGTATACGGCGAGAAAGACTCTTATAACGATATAGTAGAGAAAGGTGCATTCACAAAAACCTTGAGAGAAAAAAGCAAGTTTCCGCTCCTTTGGCAACATAACCGTGAAGAGGTAATAGGTGTAGCTTATCTATCTGAGAAGCCTGATTACGTAGAAGTTAAAGGTGAACTTAACTTAGAAATCCAGCGGGGAAAGGAAGCATATGCACTTCTCAAACAAGGAGCTCTTAATGGGCTTTCATACGGGTATGATGTTTTAGATTATGATATTAAAGGGAACACAAGATATTTAAAAGAAATCAAGCTATATGAAGTCTCTTTAGTTACGTTCCCCGCTTTAGAAAAAGCTAATGTAGTGGAGGTAAAGATGATTATAGATGATTGCTTAGATTTTCCAGTAGCAGATGATAATGCTTCATGGGATGAGGCAGTAGCAAGAAGAGATGCAGCAAAATGGGCCTCCTCGGATGGCTCAGGAGACAAAGACAAGATAGACTGGAAGAAATATAGAAAATTCTTTTTATATGTAGACCCAGACAACGATGAAAATATGGGAGGCTACAAATTTCCAGTAGTCAGATTAATTGATGGAAGACCACATATTATTCCTCGTGCTGTAATTTCCGCAAGAATATATGTAAACAAAGCCTCTATCTCAGAGACTGACAAGGAGCGATTAGTTAGTGTTTTAAAGAGACTTTATCAAAAATTAGGTAGAGAATGGGGGGATGAGGGAAAGGAATACGCATATTTTGTAACTTATGAATTTCTCGACAACATAAATTATCTTAAGAATGACCCGTTAATTGGTGAGGTCTATAAAAAAGTTTCCTCGTATATGAAAAAAGATGATGAATTAATTCTCAAAGAAATTTTAAATGAAATAAGAAAATTTAAAGAGGAGGTATCTAAGTAAGAAATGGAAGAATTAGTAAAAGAAATTAAGCAAGAGTTTAGTGAGCTTAAGGAAAAGCTCGAAACTAAAAACAAAGAAGTAGAGGAATTAAAGGAGAAGATTTACAAAATGGAGGCAGAATTAAAGAGACCTGTTTCCGAGACAAAAGAAGAGAAAGTAGATGGTTCTATTATAGTAGCAAGAATTGTTAAGTCTTTAATAAACGGTGGCGGAACTGTAGAAGGAGCCATAAGATATGCTGAGAAAGCATATAAAGATGAAATGCTAATTAAGGCACTTAACGAGGGAAGTTCTGAAGCAGGTGGCTACTTGGTATTTCCTAAATACGTCCGTGATTTAATTGAGTATTTAAGACCAAAATCTGTAATAAGGCAAATAGTTAAAAACAGAATACCAATGAACACCAACCAACTTATTTATCCCAAGCAAACAGGTGGTGCAAATGGCTACTATATTGGTGAAGGTGTAGATATTCCAGAAACTGGTCTCTCTTTTGGGCAACTTGTATTAACTGCTAAAAAGATGGCAGCACTTTGCGCAATTTCCAACGATTTGCTAAGAGATGCTTCTTTGTCTGTAGATGAGATAGTAAGAAATGATTTAGTAAAAGCAATGGCAGAAACAGAAGAAAGATATTTCTTAAGAGGAGATGGCACTGGATATACTCCTAAAGGCTTAAGATATTGGGCAGTTCCAGATAATATATATACTCCTGATGGTAGCGAATATGATGCTGTTATAAAAACTTTAGCAAAAGCTGAGCTTAAGTTAAAGAAGGCTTATCTAAATACAAGTTCTGCAGTATGGATTATTTCTCCAAGAGTTGAGTTCTTCTTAAAAACTCTTGTAAATAATATGGGTAATTTCGTATTCAGGGATGAAATGTTAAACGGTAAATTACATGGCTATCCCTATTATGTATCCCATTTTATTCCTGAGAATTTAGGCACAGGGCAAAATGAGACTGAAATCTATTTTGTGGCAGCTGACGAATTAATTATAGCTGAGAATGAGGCATTAGTGATTGATGTTTCTAAGGAAGCTACATATAAGAGCGGGACAAGCTTAGTCTCTGCCTACTCCTTAGACCAAACTATAGTAAGAGCAATAATGAGACATGATTTTGCAGTAAGACATGAGAAAGCTGTTGTAGTAATTAACCAAGTTACTTGGGGAGCCTAATAACTAATTAATAAGAGGAGGGAAGTAAATGGTCTATTCAGATATTGGAAGCGATATTAAAGTAGTAAGGGCAATAGCCCCACATTCAAATTCTGGTTCTTCTTCCGTTAATGGTCCCAGCATAGACAGATTAGACTATGCAAGCGCAGTTCTTTTTGTTGATGTAGGAGCAACTTCAGGAAACCCAACCTCATTTACTGTAGACTGCAAATTACAAGAGTCAGATGATGGCTCTACATGGGCTGATATAACTGGTGCTTCTATTGCTACTATTACTACCGCAAATACACAGAAAGAATTAAACGTAGATTTAAGAGGAAGGAAAAGATATATCAGGGCAGTTCTAACTGCAAGTTTTTCAGGAGGGAGTTCTCCTACTGTTTTAGCAAGCGCAGCATTAGTATTAGGTGGGGCAAACGTATATCCTATTTAGAGGTGATTATCTATGATAGTTAAATTTAAACAGACCTATAAATTATGGAATGCGGGAGAAATAGCAGGATTTCCTGATGAAGAAGCTAATGAATTAATAGCTCTTGGTATAGCTGAGAAAGTAGAAGAAGTGCCTAAAAAACAAATAACAAAAATGGAGAAAAAAGATAAAGAATGAACTCTTTAGATATTCTAAATGATATTCTACAAGATATAGCAGGGGTCTTAACAGATACTCAGAAACAGAACCTAATAACTCTTGCAACTGAGCGGGTGCTTGTGGACTACCCTCTTTTTAAAATAGAACAGCTTACGTATGTGCCAAGCGTATTAGCGTTTAGTCTCCCATCAGGTTGGGTTGATGGGGTCTCGTTTATAGAAAGCATATGGGATAGCTACGGTAGGAAATACAGCTGGAATATTGTAATAATGGGTGGGATAAGATATATAAGAGCATACTTATCACTCTACGGCTATCAGATAGCTCCTGACGCAACTGTTAATTTATGGGTAAGATATTCTACAACTCCTTCCGATACGTTCCCTCTTACGGAGAGACATAATTACTTAATAGGAATTTATGCAGCATATTTAGGTCTTGAGGAGATAGCTACTTATTATGCACAATCTTCAGACCCGACCATGACTGTAGATGTAGTCAATTATAGGGATAAATCAAGAATCTATTCAGAGAGAGCAGACAAGATACTGGCTCTTTACTACAAAACATTAGGAGAGTGGCGCTATGGAATTTAAAGTAGAAATCAAAATAGATGAGTCTTTAGCAAGAGATATAGAACTTAAAATATTAAAGTCTGCGGAAACCTTGAGAACGGAAGGAATAACGTATCTTCTTGAACATATCCCATACGTAACAGGCGATATGTTAAGAAGTATAACATGGCAGACAAGTGTAGAAGAGAATATCATTCATACTGAGATTTATTCTGACCCTAACAAGATTAAGAAAGCATACTATTACCCAATGATAGTTGAGATGGGGGGACCGCCTCATTACGTCCCCCTTGAGGTTCTAAGAAGATGGGCAGAGCTTAAATACGGTTTAAGAGGCAAAGATGCTTATAGTCTTGCCAAGCGTGTTCAGACAGGAATTCTTAAAAAAGGGAATATAGCATACTATCATTTTAGGAATACTGCTGAGTATCTTGCTAAAAATTGTGAGGGGATAATAGATGGCGTATTTAGAAATACTTAATCAGATATACAACACCATTAATTCAGTTGATGGTATAGGGGTAGTCCACAAGTATAGTAGATGGACAAATAGAGAAGATGTCTTTAAATCTCTTTATGGAGTTCCTCTTACATATCAAAATAAACAAATAATTAAGATAAATGGGTGGGAGATATCAAGAAAGTCTGTTAAGGAGGAGCTCCGTGGGAGTTTCATAGTATTTAGAAGACATCTATTTGTAATACGTGGATTTTACGGATTAGATGATGAGGGAGCCTCAGAGATAGAGTTTAATTTGCTTCTTGAAAACGTCTGTTCTGCTTTAAGGAAGCTTTTAGAGACAAACTGGACTGAGGACCCAGCTACACCTTGGTTCTATAATGAGCCACCATCTATTACAGATATTTCGGTTATTATGTTTAGCAATTTTTTAGTTCACGTAGCAGAAATACAATTTCCAGCTATAGAGAGGAGGTAAATGAATGAAAGTTAGATATAAAGGGGAATATCCTATGACAGTTTGGAAAGGAGATTTTAGTATATATTTTAGCCCGGGAGAAGAGAAAGATGTTCCAGATGATATAGGAAATGATTTGTTAAACAATCCGTTTTTTGAAAAAGTAGAAACTAAATCCAAATTTTTGAAGAATGAAGGAGGGGAATAAATAAATGCCAGTTCCATTAGGTAGTTTAGCTAAAATTGCTTGGGCAGAAGAAGCAAGTTTTGGGACAAGACCAACTTCTATTACTGCTTCTTTACCCTTTATTTCGGAGAGTATTAGAGCAGCATTAGAAACTGCAAGAGTAGAGATAATACCAGCCACAAGAAGCAGATTATATGACTACGAACCTCCAGCTCGTATGTCTGTTTCTGGAGATATTGAATTACCCTTTTTTATACCTGCTATATCTACTACTGACCCCTTTGTAATTTTAATGAAAGCCTGTATGGGGAATGTAAGTGTTAATACAAGTAATAATACTGTTACATGGACTCTCGCAGATACTCTCCCTTCTCTAAGCTTTTTGGTAGACAGAAATACATCTAATGCGAGTAGTCAAAGAAACTATTTCTATTACTCTGGCTGTAAAGTTAACCAGTTTACAATAACAGGTGAAGAAAATGGTATAGTGAGATTAAGAGTAAGTATTCAGGGGCAGAGGGAAGAGCTTTCTACTACCTCTCAGACTATAACCATTCCTTCTTTAGGTGTTACTAAATTTTGGTTTTCAAATATTACGTTAAATGATGGGACAGCAGTAGCCGTGAAAGTTAGGAGCTTTGAAATTACAATTAACCATAATCTCATAACTGATAGATACTTTAATAACGTAATGAATATTACTACTTCAGATATAACGCCTAATAAGTTAGTAGCTGTGGTAACTGATTTGCCCGAGGGAAGAAGAGAAGTTACAGGAAGACTTGAGCTTATGTTTGAAAACACAAAATGGTATGAGAAATTTTTAAGCGCTTCTACTATTGCTCTGTCAATTGAAACAGCAGCTTCCTTTATTCAAACTAATGTGTTCAAAGCTTCTATAACTCTCCCTAAAATAGCAATAACAGGTGAAACACCAAATGTATCTGGTCCTAATCCTCTTAATTTTACGATGAATTTTACCGCATATCAAGGGACCAGTTCTAATGACGAATTAATGATAGTTGTAAGTAAGCAATCATAAGTGAGGTGATTAGATGGCTGTTAAACCTTCTGAGTATAGGAAACAACTAAGAAAAGAAGTTGTGCTTTCCTCGGGATATTCTTTTGTAATAAGAAAAGTCAGAGTAAGAGATGTAGTAAAAGCATCGTATTTACCTATTGGAGTATTTGAAGATAGTAATCCTGAAACTATAGTTCAAAATGTAGGATATGACAAAATTGTAGACTACATGGATGAAATAATCATACAAGGAGTTATAGAGCCCAAGATAGTTAAAAAGTCTCCTGAGGAATGCAGTGATGAAGAACTATCAATATACGAACTAACGGAACAGGACAGCACAGAATTATTTAACGAGATAATGAAGTTCAGTGGTCTACCAACTACACAAGAGGAGAAGTTAGAATACGCTCCCTTTCCTGAGGAGCGAAATGCCGCTTCTAATAGACCAGATGGCGAGGCGATATCATAAGCTTCCCTCTGAAATATTAGAGCTTGGTCTATTAGAATTTGCGCTGAATTTTGAAATAATGATGCGGGGCATAGAGAATGACTCTGAGCAGGCAAAGGAGCTTTCCAAGGATGGGGGTTTTGTATGCCCCGCTTGGCTATTATTATTCAGATAGGAGGGGGCAATGGCAGGAGAATATAGGCTCCAAATAATTATAGATGTTATTAATAGGGCAACTCCTGAGATAAAAAGGACTGTTGAGGAAGCAAAGAAAAGTATTAAAGAACTTCAGGAAGTTGCCCGCCAACAGGAGAGCGTATTTAGTTTTAAATCAAAAGAAACCCCCTCCGCCTCTACTCTTAGAAGAAGAGGCTTAATGCCTTTAGAAGAGGTAGAAAAAGAGCTCAAGGCTGGAGAGCTTGGTAGAGAATATGTAGGATATATTAAGAAATTACGAGAGATAAGAATTGCAGAGACTTCTAAATTAGCGCAACAGCTCAATGAGTTATATAAATCAATTACAGGAAGTGAGACATCAGGATTAATTGGCGAAGATTTAGCTCATTTAGTATCTGAATATGGCTCAATACGATACTTAAGAGAACAAGCAAAAGAAAATTTACAAAAGTCTGTTCAGGAGCTTGTTCAATTTGCCCAGCAATATAAGGGGCAACTTTCTAATCTTACTCCTGAGCTTTCTCAAACGTTTAAGGGGTTAAAAGAAACTGTAAAGCAAAGAGCACTCATATTTAAATTTTATAGAGAAGCCGATAAGTTAGCACAGAGTGCAGTAGAGAAATTTGGGGGGCTTACTGCAAGTTTAGAAAGTCTACATACTGAGAGTCCTGAGTATCAACAATTTGTTAAAGAAATAACTCCATTTGTTAAGGAGCGAATAGATGCTCTTAAACAATATCGAGAAGCCTTATTAAATAAAACTATTCCTCAATATATTCAAGATATACAAAATACAATTCAAAATGTAAATGTAACCTATCAAAAAGCACTTGAGGAATTTAGTAGCCTTTTAGAAAAACCGATAGCTGAAGGCGGGTTAGCTGGGACGCCTCAAACCGAGGAAGAAGTAAGACAAGTATTCAATATTTATGATAAATTTATTAGTCAAATTGAGCAATTAAGACTTAATATAAGTAAGTATCTTGGAGCTACATTCCGTGGACTTATACCTGAAGATTTATTAACCCAGCTTCAGAACTTATATCAATATATTTCTTCTCAGAAAGAGCGTTTTCTCCCCCAATATAGAGCCATTTCAGAAGCTTATTTAGGAGCTCTCCCTCAAAGAAGAGCACTTGTCCCAGTAGAACCTGTCCCACGACATATTGTCCCTATTCAACCTACTCTACAACAGATTGTTCCTATTCAACAGTCTGTGGAACTGGTCCCGGAAATATCTAAAGAAAGTTATGCTGAGTTTGTAGAGCAGTTAGTTGCAGCAAGGGAGCAAGCGGAAGGTGTAGCGAGTTCTATGCTGGGAGCCTCAAAATCAGCTCAGGATACTGCACAGGCAACAAGTAGTATTAAAGATAATCTAAGTGAAATAGAAAGACTTGCTCAGATACAAAATGAATATTACAGAGCTCTTAAAGTAGGCTATAGAGGGGAAAAAATATTCCAAGAAATAAGTCAGAGGTTAGGTCTTCCTCAAGAGGCTGTGTTAGAAAACTTCAAAAAACTGGAGAATATGGGTGCTCTGTTCAGGCCTCTAACAGGTAATTTGAAACAACAGATAATGGAATTATATCAAAATATAGATACTACGCTGTCCCAATTATCATCAAGAGAGAATATAGAATTAGCCCTAAATAACCTGAGAGAATTAGGTGAAAGAGTTGAAGCTGTTGGGGAACAGATGGCACGTAGCCCCGAATTTACTAAAAAAGCAGTGCATGCTATACGAACATATGGCACGGAATTATACAGTGCTGGAAATTTTCTCAAGGACTATTCCTTAACCCATGAAGAGTTACAACAGGAAATTGAAAATACAAAGAATAAACTATTAGGATTAAAAGAAGCTCTTGAGTCAGAAGCAATTCCTAAAACAATTCCGAACCCTGTCAAAGATTTTATAAGCCAGACCAGAGACCTTAACTATATCTTCCGCAATCTAACGTGGACTGGTCTTTCTTTAATGTTTGCTTTCAGACCGATTTCTGAGGGAATTGAAAGAGCATTTAGTAATGTAGCTGAATACGCTCTACAGACCCAATGGTTTTCAGAAAGATTAGGAATGTCTACGCAAAACATTCAAGCTTTAAGAATAGCTCTTGATTATTCCAACGAAAGTATAGACCATTTTGCAACTTCACTTGCAGTTCTCTCTCGTAAAATTTACGATGCAGCTCATGGTAGTGGGGTAGGTGTAAGGGCTCTTCAAGAATTAGGTATACAAATATTAGATAGCTCAGGGATGATGCTACCCTTTGAAAATATTTTAGGACAGCTTATTGCCCGTATACATGCCCTGAGAGAGGCAGGTGTTTCTTCAGCCCAAATTAGCGCATATTTAACAAAGATATTCGGCCGTGAGAATACAAGACTTGCCTTATTTATGGCTGAAGATATTGAAAAAATTACAGAACGATTAAATAAAGCTAAAATGTTTGGTTTAGTATTCAGTGATGAAGACCAAGCAAATGCTCTAAAATTAATGGAAGCGCTAAAAGATATGCGTAATGCATGGCAAGGATTTGTAAATCAGATAATTATTGGTGCTGCAGGAGCTCTTATTCCCTTCTTTAATTGGCTAAGAGACCTTGCAACATCCTATAGAGTTTTCGGTATGATTTTTAAAAATGTAAGTGGGGACATAATTAGTTATCTTTTTATCATAGCAAAAGTAGCTGTAATTGCAGGTTCTGCTCTTTTTCTTGTAGCAAGTGTTCTAAGAGCTTTTGTAATTCTCAAAGGAATATTTACCTCACTTCAAGCTGCGGCAACAGGTGCAGCTGCGGGAATAACTATATTTGGTGTCACTTTAGGACCTGTAGCACTGGCCGTAGTAGCTTTTATTACCGCCTTAGCCCTTATTCTTCCTGAGATAATGGGTATAAATAAAGCATTTCAAAATGCCTCTAAAGGTTCTTCGGAATTCCTAAAAGACATGCAAGATACGTTTAAACAATTTTCTGAATTAGCAAAGAACGCTGGCGAAGATTTCATGGATTCTTATGCAGAAGGCATGAAAATAGGAGCTACCCGTGCAAGAAAGATTGCAATGGATATTGCAGAGGAACTATTTAAATATTTTGGCGGTGGCCATTCTCCAGCAGAAAAGGGGCCTCTTTCTAATTTAGAATATTGGGGTTCTGAATTTATAAACGCTTATAGGGAAGGACTAAGCGCAGGAGCGAAGAAGTTATATGACGATATTAATAAAATAGGTGAAGGAATAGTTAATTTGCTTAATTCTTTTGCATACAGTCTTGGCGGTGATATAGCAAGACTTCTTACAGGTAAAGGCGGATTAGACCTTAGTAAATATTATAAACAATTCCTTCTTTATTTGAGCCAAACGTTTAAAGGGATTGTTAGTGATTTTCAGAGTGCTCTAACTAATGCTTTTACATCTGCTATTGATAGATTGAACTCTGCCATCCAAGAATCTCTTGGTATAGACAAACCTCAAAGTCTTATTCAGAGATTTGGGAAGGGCTTCTTTGATACCCTTGGAGATATAGCTAAATCCGAGGTAAGGAACTTCTTCCAAGTTGCATTTGCTCCTATATATGGCTTTATAGATACATTCTTCGGGAAGGCAATGTCAGGACAACTAACAGAATGGCTTAAGCAACAAATAGACCTTATTTCTGCGCAAAGAGATTTGATTTATATACTTGCCTCCGCTTTCTCGGGAGGACATGCTACTGGAACCATTACAAGTAAGCCTCATCTTGCTCTTGTAGGTGAGGAAGGACCTGAGGCAATTATTCCGTTATCTTCTCATAGAAGGAAAAGAGCTCTACAGCTTTGGATAGAAACTGGAAAGAAGTTAGGAGTAGTAGGATATGCAGAAGGTGGAATAGTAGGCGGGAATGTAGAAAATCTTGAGGACTGGGCAAGAGCTCTGGGAACTATACTCATTAACGCAGGAAATGCCTTTAGAACTGGCATTTTGGCGGCTATTGAAAGATGGGAAAATACAATAAGAGACCTTCCCAAGAAAATAGATATAGAGAGAAAAATAGAAATACCAGAGATTAAAAGACAAACTAATTTATTAGATAGCATAAGAATTTCCTTAATACAAGAAATAGGAGTTATGAATATAATAGAAAAACATCTATCAAATATTAAATCATCTGCGCAAAACCAAATAACAATACTAAACAAGCCTTCTAAAGTGCAGAAAATATTAGAAATAGTAGAAACAGATGATAAGAACTTAAGACAGGCAAGACAAGATTTTCTTAAGTTGCTCCAAGAAGAAATTAAAAAACCTGCTTTAGACATAAATTGGTCTTTATTGCGTTCCTCTCAATATGTTTCCTTTTCTAATTTAGGGTCTTTGTTAAAGGAAGGTGAAGAAGGGCAAGAGGCCTTAAAAAAATTTTTAATAGAATTTGAAAATATTATTAAGTCTTGGAGAGGCGGAAAGCTTACTGCGCAGGAACTTCCGGGTTTTGAACTTATTATGAAACAAAAAGGTCTAACAGAACTAAAAGACTTTTTAATGAATTATGGTGCTAAACAGCAATTATACGATAAACTCATGAGTGCTTTTGAAAATTACCACAAGGGTGTGATGACAGCTAACCAGCTTTGGAATACAATAAAGTCTTATTTTAGCGGTAAGACTGATAATAAGAATAAAATTAGCGGAGAACATGCTTTAGGAGAAGCAGTAATGGCTTTGGCGGGGCAAGATGCGCTTAGCAAAATTAATAGAACCATGGAAATAGCAAATAAATATCTACCCCAAATTCAAAATACTTTAGAACAAAGAGTGAAAGAAGAACAAAAGAAAGAATCCTCACCGAAGCTTGGTTCTGGTAAAATATCATCTAAAACAGAGCTCAAATTGCTCCCTGAATTTGTTGACTCTTTCTTAAGAGTCATGTTCTCACCTTTAGCTGAAATTAAATCTGCTAAAGGTTTTATAGCAAACCTTACTAAGTATTTTCAAATAGGCTCAACAGAAACGCTTAATTACAATAATTTAAACAAACAAATTGACGACCTTATCAATGACATTGAAAAGGCTGAAAAAGATTTTCAAGAAGGAAGCATCTCTACTAAGGAATATATAGAAAAAATGCAGAAGTATAGTGCCTCAATAAGCAAACTACTTGCTAAAAACAGTGATATATCTAAAGCAATTGATGAATATATAAAACAATATCAAAAAGCCAAAGATTTAAGCATTCAAATACAACAAGCTCTTGAAATGATAAAATCAGGAACAGTTCCTGAAAATTTAAAGAATATTTTAGGTGCTCCAGAGATTTCTGAGGAGACAAGAACTCAAATAATGAACCTCTTAAGCAAGTGGCAGGAAAGTGGAGGCAGTGCTGAAGTCTTACAAGAGCTTGAAAATGTCTTATCAAACCTTATAAATGGCTTAGATGCGACAGCAGAAATATACTATCAAGGGATTGAAAAATTAAATAACAAATTAGACAACCTAATAGAGACACAAAATAAAATTAATCAAGTTGCTAATAAATGGCTCGTTGATGCCAAGAATACCCTTATACAAGCTATGAGCGATTGGGCACAAGGGGACTTTAAAGGTGCCGCAATAGGTATCGCAGATTATTTCAGAAAAGCATTCCAAGAAGGGCTTGTAGACACATTCATGGCAAATTTCAAGAATAATATAGAAAATATGGCCAAAAGCTTCTCCAACATAGCTCTCTGGCTACTTGGAGGCAGAAAAGAGAAAACTCCTTGGGAAGATATCAATAATATATGGAACAACATTAAACCAATGATAGATAAAGGCTTATTACAGCCTATTTCTAATTTTGCCCTAAAAATGTTGAATTTCTGGATTAAAGGGACACAAGAGAACGAAGCTTTCCAAGCCCTTTTAGACCCTAAGAATTGGGAAGCTACAGCAAATACTATGGGGAACGAAATAACAAAAGCACTCGCAGGTGAAAAAATAGCCAATATAGCATTCCCCGAAGAAGGATACATAGGAAAGGTAGTAGGTGGGCTTGTAAGTATGGCCAAAGGAATATCAGATATAATGGGCCAAATAGTAGGTCCTGAAAAAATACAGGGCATAATTAATGGGTTCAAACTTCTCTTCAAAGTATTAGGAAGCGGGACAGACAATATTATAAATAGCGTTCGTCTTTTGTTAGACCCAACTAAAAAATTAGATGACGTAGCTAATGGACTAAGTAAGACTTTAGGCATAAACGCTAAAGAAATTAAGGATTTCTTTTCTCAAAAGATTATTACTCTTTTCCCCGGGACTTCTCTTAAAAAAGAAATTAGCATAGAAAGCATAAGAGAAGGATTAGCCTCTATGTTTGATAAAGTAAAAGGAGTATGGGACAAATTCTTTAAGGAAACACCAATAGGAAAGGCTGCAGCACAGGTAGGCGGTTTTATAAAAGCAGGAACAATAGACTTAATAGGAGGACTGATGGGAGGACCAATTGGCTCTTTTATCGGTGGTCTTATTTCGCAAGGTCTTGTCGCAGTATTAGGCGAGTTTGCAGGAATGTTCCAAGACGTATACGAAGGCTTTCTTAAGGATTTTATACAGATAGGGAAATCAATTCTTAAACCTATAATCATTCCTATACTTCAATTCCTTGCCAATATCTTAAAAATTTTTATGGATGTATTAAAACCCTTTGTGCCTCTCTTTAAAGTATTAGCTGAAATTATCGGTATGGTGATTACGTTAATTGGGAAAGTTTTTTTAGCTTATTGGAATACTGTTCTCAAACCTGTAATATTTGCGTTCACAAAAGCCTTAGCGTTCGTAATTAAGATGATAGGCTATCTTTTAAAGCCCCTTGATTGGCTACTTGGTGGAATAGGGCAGAAATTAATAGATGCTGCAGACGCCATGAGTCAAGCTGCAGATGAAATGTATCAATCAACAGGAGAAGCAAAACCAGTTGAAGAAGAAAAGAAAAAGGACCAACCCATATCAATAACGAATTTAACTGGAAATGCTCTTGAGGGATTTAAGCAACTTCTTGCCCCCTTGAATTCTCTAAATCTCCTCCCTTCATATTTTGAGCAGATGACAAGCTATTTAAAAGAAATAAGAGATGCAGTTGTCGGGATAAACCCTACTCCAACAACTGTAAGTGGAGTAGCTACTAATGAAGTTTCAAAAGAAATAACTATAAATAATCTAAACATCTATGTAGACCAAGTAGCTGATATTGATATTAATAAGATTGTTGACCAAGTTATTTATCAAGTAGGTGTAAAAGTCAAGAATGTATCTTATGCAAAGGGTGGCTAACAAATGGCTGACAAAATTTATTACGTAATAGGCAATAGTGCTCTTACACGAATTCCTAACCCTTTTTACGGGATAGAGAGCGAACAATATCTCAGCCCCGCAGAAATTAATTTTGACCAAACAACAACAGTAGTATTATCAAATATAAACGATGGTTCTTCCCTAAATCTTGTTATCTTTGAGCCTCTTTATTATCCCGGCGGAAGAGTTGATATAGATAAATACAAAGAAAAACCAAGAAAATTCAGTCTTGAAGGAAGTATTATAGGTAAAACTATAAGGGAAGCAGAAAAATTTAAATACTATTTAGAAATTATTACTAAGTATCCTTTAGATACTGGAGGCTTAGATTTGAAACTATCTAATGAGAGACAAAGAGATGTTCCAGCTCTTTATGTAAGAAAAGTATATACAGATATAGATAGTAACAAAACCAAAATATGGGAGATACGAGGATTAAGAGAGGAATTAAGCTTCTCAATAATACCTGAAGTAGGATACAGAGGTTGGAGATTTAGTTTAACCCTTACTATCTTATATCCTATTTGGGAGGAAGTAGAAAATGGCTGATATTGTATTCCCAGTTTATTATTCATACGATAATGCTGATGACCATGATAAAAACGCAGAATGTTTTTCTGCTCCTATTCATTCTCCTTCTTATTGCCCCCACTTATACGTCTTTGGGGACTGGGCTACAATTAAACATCCCGGCTTTTTTAATGGAGTTGCCCTGTCAAATAATTTAATCATAGACGGAGAATTTGAACAATCATCCCTAACAGCGAACTGGAACTATGCCATCATAAGCAACTGGAACTCCAGCACAACAACCGCAACAAGAGATAGCACTTATAAAAAGACAGGAGCTTATTCGGTTAAATGTGGGAACGGAAGCACAAGCGGATATGGTGTAGCAGAGAAAGTCCTGCACAAAGTAGTTCCCAATAAGACTTACAATCTCAATTTTTATGTCTATTCAACAAATTCCTCTTCTCAATTTATTGTCCTATTCCGACTTTATGACAAGAACCAAAATAATATAACGCAAAATAAAATAATTCAGGGATTTAATTATTCAACAGACCACCAAGCCCAATATATAAATGGAACTACCACCAGCAGTTCTTGGATTAACAAAAATTATTCAATTACTATTCCCCAAGATGTTTACTATATCCAGTTTGCATTCATGTATTACACAAGTGGAGATGGATACGTCTGGTTTGACAATATATCGTTCACTCCAGTCTCCAATTCTGAATATGTAGAATTTACGTTTAACGGAACTGGAATTACAGTTGTAGGGTTAAAATCATTTGACCATGGTATTTTGTATTATTCCGTAGATAGTGAAAGCGAAACAAGTGTAGATTGTTATTCATCCACTTGGACTGTTGCTCCGCTTTTCAGTGTATCGGGTCTTTCAGAGGGAGAACATGTATTAAAAATAAGAACAGCACCAGAAAAGAACACAAGCTCTCAGGGATATCAGATTACTCTAATTGGATTTATACCAGATTTTATTCAATCTTTTGACTATACAGGATATGTTGAGACAAAACCCATTATTTTTGTTGAGCCACTCGAAAAAAGCTACTGCAACGACTATAAAGGAAAGACTGCAGGGTCAACTACAGATAATAAACACATAATTAAGACAAGAACAGGGTCATCATCAGTTTCTCCATCTGATAGCTCATGGATTGAGATATCTGATTATTCCTCTCTTTCTACAAGCGAAAATTTAGGAGTTAAAACATCTACAACTACATCCAATTATTATCCATATCAATTATTTGCCTTTGACTTAAGTGGTATAGACACTGATGTAAATGTAGTAAAGAATAACTTAACTGAAATAACATATGAATGGAGAGGAAGAGCGAAAGGACAGAACTCAGGAGAAAGAAACTCAGCTCTACACTATATCTGGAACGGTTCCTCATGGGTCTCTCTTCCTGCAACAGGGCAAGAAATGAGTGGATTTGATTTCACAAGAGGAAGTGATGCCTATCAGTTAGATGGAAGTAAAGTAATAGGAAACGTCCCACGATTTGAGGCAGGAAGATTTTTCAATTATCTTACTGAAAACCAATCCAACATAGAGACCGATACAACCGGTTTTAATACAACAGCAAGTGGAACTACCTTATCAAGAGATACTACAACGTGCTGGGAAGGACAGGCAAGCTTAAAAGTAGTTTGTGATGGAACTACCTCTGGACAAGGATTTTATACGAGCTCTGTTAACGTCTTTGCAGGAAGAACCTATACAGCAAGTGTTTATTTAAAAGGCAGTGGAACTGTATATTTAGTAATTGAGGAAAGAAAAGCAGATGATACGCCAATAAATACGACAGTCTCCTCTGCAATTACTCTCACATCCTCATGGCAAAGAATATCTATTACAAGAACCTTCTCAAATCAAGGCTTTAAAGCATGTTTAAAAGTCTATACAACATCAGCTCAAAGTATCACTTTCTATGCTGATGGACTAATGATTAACGAAAGAGATACAGCACTTGAATGGAGAAAAGGACAAACTGGGAAAGCACTGATGTTGGAAAGAAACTATACTAATTTATTTGACAACTCAGGATTTGAAAGTGGCAGTTTAACAGGATGGACAGTTAATACACTTGGCGGAACAGGGATAGCAAGTATAACAAGCACATCAGGTCAATTCTACTCAGGTTCATATGGCTGTGTAGTAAATGGAGGAAACAACGGAGTAATTTTGTATCAACAAAAAGGAACTTCAGGATACTATGTATCAGTACAATTCTACGTCAAAGCCTCAGACTTATCAGCAATAGATAACACAATCGTAAAAGCTTATGTAAATGGCTCAGAGGTAGATTTTGATTATATAGAACCGCTCTTAAATGGATGGTATAGATGCTCAAAAGAGATTGTATCTTGGACCTCAAGTAACTGGGGCATAAAAGTTATGGCAGGGAAAACAGTATATATAGATAATGCAACAATGGCACAAAATTCCTTCTCAGCGTACATAAGAGCATGGAAATCATATATAGAAAACACAAAAAATTTAGATAACTTTAATATACTTTTGGGGCAAATATTAAATATAAATAAGCCTTTTACAATAAAATTCTGGATGAAGCCATTTTCTGGGAATAACTCATATAATTTAATGTGGTTTTTTGATAGTTCAAACGCACAAGCATTAAGTTTGGGTTTTGATGAGTTTAATAAAGCTTTTTTACGTTATTACAATTCAAGCGGGGGATATAACATAATTTCCTCTTCCTCTACTTATCCCAAAGATAATTGGCATTTTTTAAAATTTATATATGATGGAATAAATTATAAACTCTATGTAAATAATAGCTTAGCGTGTCAATTGCAATTAGTGAACCCACGTTTACCTTACAAACTACAACCTAACTATTACGATACAGCCTTTATGCTTTCTCATCTACAAATTCTCAACAGAGCCGACGAAAGCACAGAAGATTTAACAAAACCACCACAAATTGATGCATATACAGTCTATTATGCAGATTTTGATGGAACTCTTGATTACTATGCACCGTTTAAGGCAACGCTTACTTCCAATTTGTCCCAATATGTCTCTTCAGACAACAAGATTTACGTTATGGTTCGTTCTCAATCACCCTCGGATGGAACTAATCCTGCTGAAATTGAGACAGATTACGTAAGATTAAAAGTAAAACACAAGTATGCGAAGAACATAACAATAATAAGACGCAATAAGAATTTATTTGATAACCCACTACCTACAGGAACACATATGCAACCTATACCTGAGTGGAACTTTGGGACTGGACTTTCTAACGCATATGACAACGTATATGATGCAAAAGAACAGGCAATATTGGTAAGAAATTATTCAAGTTCACATCATGGGAAAGGACAAAAGGTAATACTTAAGCCTAACACAACCTATACAATGAGCTTTGATTTAAAATCACCTGTTCCTTGTCACGTATGTATCTGGTATTATGAACCTGATTTCACTACTCTGCCCTCTATTTATACTGGAAACTATGACCAATATTATATTTCAAACCCCTCTGCTACATCTTATAAACGATATTCTTTTACTTTTACACCGAGATATTCATATTGTGTAATTACCTTACGAATTTCTGGTTTCTCAACTGCAAATACTTACTGGAAAAACTTAGTCCTTGTTGAGGGAACTGATACAAATTTTGTAGAGCCTAAAGAAGAAGGTATAGTTATTGCAACTTCTATCTCAGGCACAGATTTATTAGAAATCAATCCACAAAAAGCAGTAGTATTTAAGAATAACTCCAATATTAATTCCAGTATTAACTCTACATATTTCTTAGACCCTATTGCACTCAGATGGGAGAAAAATACGTTCAAGATAAAAGGACAAGGTGCATTCAGGATAACACTGAGGAGGTAAGTTATGTATCAAATAGAGGTCCTAAATAGCGATAAAGATGTTGTAACAGTAATAAATAGCTTTGCAAGTGATATAACAATATCTAAAAAAATAAACCAAGCCTCTGAACTATCATTTTCTCTTTACTACCGAGACTCCAATTTATACGACGAGAATAACAGACCTTATTTAAGATACAACACTCTAATTAGACTTGTCCGCAAACGAAACGACGGAACTTTTAAAGAGGAAGGATATTTTTATGTTCGTGAGAGAAGATTATCTGATGAAATGGTTACATTTAGATGCTATGGGGCAATTACAAGGCTAAACGACTATTTATTTGCCCCCAACACACGGTTAAAAAACATAGCCCCCACAATAGATGTAGCTCTTAAATATTGTCTCAAAAAATTTAAGATAGAACGTGTGTGGACATGGAAACAGGATTGGGATAACTGTCCAACTAAAGTTGATATTAATACAGAGTTCTTACAGGGGAAAGATTATGGAGACGCAGTATGTTTGGGAACAGAAATGATAGGAAACACCGAGTATTTCAAGGATTATGGATATATAATTACTGAACCCATTCAATTTACCGATTATACAAAATTAGAAAAGATTATCTTACGAGTAAAAGGCACAACATCAGAAGAAACTACTACATATTTCAGTTATGATTTTAAAACCGCAAGTAATCCTAATTGGCGATTAAGTGAGACTACAAGACAAAACTGGATGGAATATACATATACCGATAACGGTGAGGGTTATCACGAAATAATTATTTCCGCTGACCAAAACGGTAGCAAGATTACACACCTCAGAGTGGGCGTAGTCTTATATACTTCTGATACTACAAGCAAAACAGATTTAACAGATAAAGAAGGCGTATATGGTAAATCTCCTGTGCTGTATGCTATCCAAGTAATAGGAGTATATACAAGCGAATTTCAAGATATAGGCATCTCTTCAAGTTTATCTAATATTGACACCCCTGAAGATATTACAACTGGTTCTGAGACAACAAATTTAAGCCTAATGACAGACATCTTAAACAGGTTCAAACTTGAGATGACAACAGACACTTTTGTGCCACAAGTAAACTATGACGCTACTAATAAACAACCAATCAAAATAGGAGAAGACAAATCCCAATACATAACTCTTATTGAAAGCGGACAAGGAAATAAAGGAGATATTTTATCTGCCCCGATAGACGAAGACTGTTCCAAGTTAGCCAATATAATATACGGTTATGGAGCTGGTAGCGGTATAGATACGTATTTCATAAAGGTAGAGAACTCATCCTCCATTGAAGCTTATGGAGATATTTATGGAACGATTTCGGACAGCAATATATCTGACTTAACCCAACTCACTCAGAAAGCCAATGACGAGCTTGAGAAGCGGTCAAGACCTCGTTTTAATTTCCAAGTAGACATTATTAAAAGGGCAATAGAAGATATAGAAGTAGAAGGTTCTCTTACGGATATAGAATTAGGCGACTATATTCAATACCGCTCCATCGTAAGAGGCATAGATGATAAATTCAGAATTATAGAAATAACAAAAAGCACAGAAGGTAGAGCAACATTAAAGTTAGACACCAAAATAAGCGATTTATTGGACCTCATTCTTTCTACCGTTGCAAAGCAAGGGAATATAGTTCCAGCTGTTACAAATCTTACTCTTGAAGGAGGACTGATGGTGTGAGTGAAAAAAGAGGCTATATAAAACTTTCTTGGCAAGGAATACACGATGAATATTTAATTGAATACTCTACTGATGGGCAAAATTGGCTGTATTTAGCTACTGTTAAGGCAACTACATATACTCATACTAATTTAGACCCTGATGTTCTTTATTATTACAGAGTTTGGGGGGTAAAAAACGGAATAAAATCTTCTGTCCCCGCTCAAATAAGTGGTTATGCTAAAGATACTACACCGCCTCCTGTGCCTACTAATATCTCAATTACGCCTATTATAAATGGTTTCACTATTACAATAGAGGCTCCTTCCGCCTCAGATTGGGATGGTTTTGAAATTCATGCATCTACAAATTCTGGCTTTACTCCTTCCTCTTCTACTCTAAAGGCAAAAGGCAAAGCATCAACATTTAATGTGCAAGATTTAAGCGGAGGGACAACATATTATGTAAAAGTAATTAGTTATGATACAAGCGGTAATAAATCAAATCCATCTACAGAATATTCGGTAGTGCCTAAAAAAGTAGGTGACAGTGATGTAGATACCCAGCCTCCTGCCGTTCCCACAGGACTATCTCTTCAGACATACTTAGAA